ACCGCACAGGTTCAGACGCTCAGATTTGGGCGTTTACCAAGCCGAACGGTACGTATTGGCAAATTTATTGTTCGCTAACGGGCAAGTGTCTAGACATTCAAAATAGTAAGGTAACCGCAGGAACAAACGTGCGTCAGTGGAGTGACGACAATTCGAACGACCAGCGATGGAGCGTTCAGACCGACGGTAAGACTTGGACGTATCAAGGAACATCGTATCCGACGTATGTTTTTAAGCCTTCGACAAACTCAAACCTCGCAATGGCTGTTGCTGGAAACTCCACGGCAAACCGTGCGAATATTCAGATCGCCAACGTTTCATCGTCGAGCAACTTTCAACGATGGATTCTGGTACCAATTGCGGCATTAACTGAGGCCGGTTGGTACAACATCGTTCTTGCGGCCGATCCAAAAATGTGCGCCGATATTGCTGGGGGTTCGACTTCAAATTCTGCGAGTTTGATTGTTGAGTCGCTAAACGAGACTTCCGAAAGTCAGGTATTTAGGGCACAGGTTGATTCTCAGACCAAATTGGTGAAGCTTATTAATGTTAAGTCCGGAAAAGCTTTGGACATCTACAAGGCTGGAACTAAAGCCGGAACCAACATTATTCAGTACGCTATTACCAACAACGAAAACCAGAAATGGCTCATTTATCCGAACGGCACCGTATCAATCGATGGACAGACAACTCCTACGTATGAAGTTCGTGCCCAAATCGGCAACAATCTTACAATGGATTGTCAGGGCGGTGGAAAAACAGCCAAAACGAACATTGCTACATGGACAAGGACCAACGGCATCAATCAGCGGTTTGCCTTTGTTAAAGCCGAACTTTTCGGCAACGATATTCCGCAGCCTGCTCGGATTGACCAGAGGTCGTTTAGTCGAGATGGATACGGTGCTGTTTCGGTTAGTGGGTTGACGTTCGGTTCAACCGAGACGGCTTTTCAAGCTCGTTATAAGGTTCGCACCTATACTCGAGCGAAACAGAGTTATACGGATTCAGCTTGGAAGAGCGTTGATGACGACTCTACTGCTCGTTCTGGTTGGGGCGATGCTTGGGCTCCCGCATTTACCGGAACTCCTTCTGGCGGAAAGATTAGCATTCCGTTTAATAAGAGTTACGAAATCAGCGAGACCGCTCCTTATATCGACCTGATATTTGAGATTCGAGCATTCCGTAATAGTTATGGCGCTCACAGCATGAAGGCGCATGGTCCGTCGATGCAGACCACAGTTTCTCTTACCGCACGACCGGTTCTCACAATGTCCTCCATTGAGATGGTGAATGACAACGGCAACATCGGCCTTAAGAGCACGGTTACGAATGCTTTGACGCAGGACTCGATTCTGCTCAGAGGACGTCTGGTCGACTCAACCGGACTGCCTATCAGCGAATGGGCCAGTTCTCCAGACATGTACACAATCCACTCTCTTGGTGGATATTTGTACAGAATTCCTGCTCCTGGCGAGGAAGTGACGTACGAGTTTACCTTGGTGAACCTTGACGGTACTCTTATTACGCAAAAGTTCACTTCTACAGTAAACTACGGTTCTTCAACTGTAACCGTAACTCCAACCATTTCTTATGTTGAGGACGACACAGGTTGCGCGTTTATCACAAGCAATAAGCACACAAAAGATTATTGCTATATGGAAGTCGATACGCTTGATGGTATCGTTTGTATGCCATGTCCGGAGATTACTGTTTCTTCTGGTCGAAAATGGAAGTGCGCGCCGCCTCTGAATCGCGACGTCAATGTCGTGGTTGTTGGCAATTCCGGCACGTCCTATGGCGTTGTTAAGAAGACTGTGCGAGTCAATTCTCATTTCTCAATGTGGAATTGGACGGACCCGGTCGCGCTAGACCATTATGCCGAGTGCGCAATCCTTGCTGTGAATGAGAATAATCCTCCGCAGCAGACTCGAAGCTACACTACAGACCAGCAGTACATCAAGCCGATTGGCCGTAGATTTCCTGTTGGGTTTGCTAGCAAGAATATTACCGCAGATATGAGTATCGATGGCAATGTCATGGACGACGATGCGGATTACTTCGCTCCTGTTCCATTGCCAGAGCATTCTCGTGGTATTTATATTCGTAAGCTACTGACTCTTAGCGGACAGGGCATTCATCCGGTTTACAGGACCCCGTATGGAGACTGGCATACTGTTGCGATTGAAGGCATTGACTTTTCTAAGAAGGCTCTCGGATATTCTAACGCTACGGTTAAGCAGTCGATTGTGGAGGATTAGTCATGGACTGGACCAAAGCAAACTACAGCTATGATATTACCGTCAGTGTTGTTCACCAGACCAACTTGGACAATGTGCTCGGCTTTCTGGAGGGTGTTCAGAATAGCGGAATCACTATTAGCGAGAACTACGAATCTGATAGTCGTGTTCAGGCGAAGGTGTCCACATATGTGAAAGAGGGAGAGAGCGACGGATATGTCGATAACGCCCGTCTTCGCATTAGCATCACCATTCCGTCTGAAAACTGGTACGAAGAACTCGTGACCGGCTACGTCTCTGATATTTCAGAAGTCATCGAGCACGGTTACACAAAAAGGTCTTACACAATCGAAGGAACCATCTGGGGTCTGCTTGACCACAAGATTAAGGATCCGATTACCATTGGCAAAGGCGCGAAACTGCTAACTATTTGGACGAATCTCATGAAGACTCAGACCAAAATGCAGTACACAACCCAAGGCGCTCAAGACCATTCGTTTGGTAACACCATTCTGTACGAACCCGGCAGCGCTTTAAGCACTGTTCTGTTTGAGCTATCTGAGGGTTACGACAGGATGAGTGTCGATGGGCACGGTCGCGTCACTCTGACTAAGTATATCGCTCCATCCAAGCAGACCCCTTCGATTGTCATAGACGCTCATGATTTGCGCGGCTTAACAGTTGCGCCAATCAACAAAACTTATAAGAAATGGGAGTCTCCAGGACGTGCTGTTGTCACCGCCACCATCTCTAAAGAGAAAGACGGTAAAACCACGCAGGAGGTAATAGCGGGTTCGTATGATGCTCCCGCTACAGACCCCACGTCTATTAGTGTTCGTGGCTATCTGAAGGCTCGCTCGGATTCTTATTCAGGGACTAGCGAGAATCCTTCAAAATCGGAACTAAATTCGATAGCCAAAAAGAACTGGGAATCCGCCCAAGATAAAGGGAACGAGTGGACAGCAAGCAGCGTGTTTAAGGATTACCATGCGGGCACGGTTGCGACCTTCATTCCTCAAGGAGCTGATTCGAGTTGTAAAGTTCTGATAAAGAGCGTAACTACGAATCTCTCCGAATTTACGCAGGAGCTTTCGATGAAAGAGGTTTAATCTCTTATGTTGAAATCAGAAGCCGCCGCTTACTTAGCCGGCGTAACTCAGACTGAGGGGGCGGAGGCTTCTGCTCCTACGAATCTTCACGTGATTACTGGTGAAGTGGGCGAGGCGTCTGCGGACGGCAAAACCCTTGTTAAGATCGATGGCCTCATGTTCTCCGAGAGTGATGACCAATTTATTGAGGTTGATGCTCTCGGAGGACTTGAGGAAGGCGATATTGCAACTATTGTTCTGACTGGCGAGCAGGGGCATGCAATGACCCCGCTTGCTCTTGGTTCGATTGGCTCTGTAGACCGCATTACTGTTCGAATCGCTGCAATTGAGGCTGACTATATTAAAGTTGAGCAACTCGATGCGGCGAAGGCTCGAATTGGAGAGCTTGAGGCCGACCACGTGTCTGTCGACGACTTTAATGCCGCTACTGGTCGAATCGGCACTCTTGAAACCACTCGAGCTACCATCACAGACCTCGAGGCGGCTAAGGCTAGAATTGGAACTCTTGAGGCTGACCATGTCTCTACTGATGACTTTAGTGCGGCTACTGCTAGAATCGGCACGCTTGAGACAAACACGGCTGACATCGGCACCATTCGTGCCAATTCTGCTAAGGTTCAGAACCTCACGGCTGCTGAGCTCGAGGCCGACCATGCTACAATTGAGTCTTTGGACTCTAACTATGCGCACATCACCGATGGCGTAATTGATAACGCAACAATTGGTTATGCTGACGTCAATAATCTCTCAGCACACTATGCAGAGATTCAAAATGGTAAGATTAATTCGGCGCTCATCGACACCGCTGCCATTGTTGACGAGCAGGTCTTCACCGTCACGGGTAATAAGGCGACGCTCGCGCAGATTGACGCCTCAAAAATTAACGTCCTAAACCTCAAGGCTAAAGATATTGAGGTCGAGCGAATCAACGGCCAGCCCGTCACGAACAAAACCCTCGTCGATGCCTTGAGCCAGCACGAGAGTGATATTTCAGGCCTCGATACGAAGATTGATAATGAGGTTGAGGCTCTTAACGATCGCATCGATGGCGCAATCGAGACCTTCACCGGCACGGTTGTTCCTACGTTAGAGAATACCCCTGCATCGCAATGGAACACTGTTAAACTTAAGGACCAGCATGTCGGCGATGTTTACTATGTGGTGAACAGTCAGTCTGCTCAAAATGGATATTGTTATCGATTCACCAAGTCTGGTAGCACATATTCTTGGCAGCTCATCAAGGATAGCGACGTTACAGCCGCTCTTTCTAGGCTACAGACAGCTGAGGGTAAGATTAGTAACATAGAGACGTTTGATGAGACCGTCGGCAGCTTCATGACCAATACTGAAGATGAGATTTCAAGTCTTAAGACGAAAGATACGCAGCTTGAGACATCTCTTGGCGACAAGGTCAGCACGTCGACGTTCAACACGGTTTCGCAGAAAGTTGATACCAACGAGGCCAATATTACGTCGATGAGCACTGTGCTCACGAACAATGGCCTGACATCATCGACCAACATAACGAACACGGTCAACACGGTTAAGCAGACTGCCGATACCAACAAGGCGTCCATAACGAATCTCACACAGACTGTAAACAACAAGGCCGACGGCTCCACGGTCACCACCCTCACGAATAGGGTCAGTACCGTCGAGCAGAACCTGAGCGGTATTACTACGAGGGTTGGGAAGACCGAGTCCGAGCTTGACACGGTGAGTAATCCGAATTTGACGCCATGGTTTGGAGTGGAGCCATATTCGACAGACGACGGATATTGGAATCGAATTGTCGATACGGAAATCACGAGTCTTGGTGATGGTTGGGCGCATATTTCCAAGAGCAATACCAGTTCATCTACCGCTTTTGTCAACTACTTCATTACGTCAAACGGTATACCAAAAGACCTAAAGCCATCCACGAACTACACCTTCCTTGTTGAAAAGAGAAACGTTGTTCGTAACACTTCCGTTAGCGGATACACGCTAGTCATCACTGGAGATTTCCAAACGGAAATTGACGTGTTTAGCTCTTCGGTTATCGGAAACTTCGACGAGGGTGCTCAGTATCTACAGAGGACGACTGCGCCAGACCTTAGTGTCGCGACCAAGTTCACCCGTGGTTATATTGCAGTACCTGCTGGCGGTTCTATCGAGATGGACCTCCGTATCTCCCTCTACGAGGGTGAATATAGCGGTCCGTACAAGCCTTATGTGGACCAGACGCTTAGCAATAGAGTCAAGTCGGCCGAGACGTCTATCGAGCAGAATTCCGAAGCCATCGCGTTAAGGGCAACCAAGGCTGACGTTCAGTCTCTAGGCGGAAACCTTCTGACTGACACCGACAATCCCGTACTCGGTAGCAACATCGCGCCAAAATATTCCGTCGTGTCTGGCGGTAATG